GTTTGTCATCTTCCCTGTGAGGGGATGACGATACGGTATAGAAATTGATTCGCTGGCCCACTGAACTATGTTGTCATTGTTGTCACAGAAACGCATAAACGCCTGTTCCCAACCTGAACGATATTTGGGTTTGCCTTTGCCTACGTATTTTTGTGGGTTTCGTACTTCAAAAAACCCTTGTGCATAATTCCTGCTCATGGTAGCACATTGCGAGCCGCATAGTAGTTGGGAGTCAACAATGCGTTTACGCCCAACAAAGTAGCATTACTGCGTTGATTGTTGAGATAGTAACACAATGTTGATGTTAGTTCAAGCTGATTCTGACCTTCAATCTCAGCTAGAAGATCGAGCACTGGTCGTTTTTGATATTCGGCCACTTGGAAAAGACTCACTGTGAAATTTTGAGCTGCCAGTTTGTCTTTGAAAACTTTAGCAAAGTAACTATAGACCACATCATACTGATCCACAGGAACTTCTGTGGCAAAATTATAAAAGTTGTCAAACACCTTTACTGTGAGATCAACTTTGGGGTCTGCGTAGTTTATTGTACTCATCGTGGAACTTCCTGTGTGGCTGGGCCTGTTAGAGTTGGTGTGGCTGATCTAGGAGTGGCTGGGTTGGTTGTAGTTGAATTTTGTTGAGCTGGTACTTTTGGAAAGAAGAATCCGTCGGCAGTGTTGGCAATCTGTCTGACTGCACCCGGTAACTGACCGCGTATGACATCCTTGGCCACAGCATTGGCTTCGTTTCGTATAATGCTTTGTAGATTCTTGCCTTTGAACGTTTGGTACACTGACCCCGCCTTTTGTACAGCACCAATGATACCCAACACTGATCCGCTTTGTAAATCGTTCACAATGCCTCCAATGGTATCAATTGCGCCACCTTGACCAAGTATGCTTGCACTGCTTGGACGACTCAGCGGACTGCGAACAGTATCGTAGTGTGCAGGATCAGCAAAGCCTTTGGCATTGGCTGTGGGACGTGCAGTGTCAAGACGACCTTGATAGTATTTTACTGTTTCATATTTTACTGTCATCTGATGCTCCATGAGTCCGCCGCCCTGACTATAGTCATATGTATCATGTCGCCATTCACTGATCATGGGATTTATCAATACGTAGGCGCAGAATTTGTGTTGATCAAACCCGTATATGGTTATGTCTTTGAAGAAGGGCGGTTTGCCAGTGACGCCAGCGGCACCATCGCTATAGCTCTCGCCAATGTATCCCCAATCGTTTACAGTGCGCTGGTCGGTATAGATGTCTCTGCCGTTGTAACTGAGTTTGGGATCTCCGCCATTACCGCTTTGTCCTAGGCTGCCTTGTGTGACTGGGGTGCTCCAATATTGCTGTGTGGGGTCTTTGTAATAGTAGGCAAAGTAGTTGTACCACATATTACGAATGAGATCGTTGCCGTCATCATGAAACGAAAGTTGGCAAGGATTATAATCAATTTTTTTCTGTACCAATCGTTTACGATTGTATTGATTCATCGTCTCAACGTCAATTTGATAGTTAGGAAGTTGCACAGTCTTGACCAAGAGACTGAGATTCTGTTGATCTGTTTTGTCAAAAACTTCTTTTAGTTTTGGAATTTCAGTTGTGTTGAGATTGAAGTAAACGTGAAATAAAAATTTATAACGAGGCGCCAGCTCATAACCGTTGGCACGGAAAGTCTTGCTGGCGTGTGTGTAGTCCTTTAGATAGTCACTTCCAAAGAACCCCTTGAGGAAGTCCTGTCCAAAGGCCATGACCGTTATCCTGTTATTACGTCGCCGAGAGTTCTTCCAACTGTGGCGCCAACACCAGAACCAATAGGAGTTTGGATAGCGTTGTCAAAGCGGATGTTCATAGTGACTGTCACAGGAGCACTTTCGCTGTAGTTGAGATCGTTGTAGTTGACTGATGTCAAATAGCAACCATACAATTCCCAAGTTTCAAGTACCACAGGTTGTGCGGCTCCGTTGCCACCGTCCAGTATTTCGCAACGTGTTGTAAACTTGTAATCAATACCTGAACTGGCTGAAGCTTGTTCCATGAAGTCTAACTGTTTCTGTAACTGCTCGCCTACCAACTTGGCCACGTTGCCACCTGCATCATCACGTAGGTTAACAGAAATTGCTTCCCAACTGTATTTGCCAGCCAAATAAATGGTGGAGTTATAGATCGGAACTTGCATTTCTTCAAAACTCACCGAGGGGCGTGTAAAGTCAATGACCTGTTTGGTCAATTCTGTACGTGGTGTGCTTACACCAAAGTTCTCAAATACCGCACGGAAGCGATACTTTAATTTTGGCATCAACAAGCCTTGCGTTGGACTGGATTGGTCACTGGCCAAAGGCACTGTCATTTTTGTTAGCGATGCGATAGACATATTACTCTCTCCTAATATGTAATTATTTATGGCAGATGAGATCAAAAAAAATGGGGCCTAAGCCCCATTTTTCTGCATTGCCGATACCGTTAGACGGTACTTGATGTTGCAACCTGCCCTGATGCAATCTCACCTGTGTTCTTGATTCGAACAGGGATGTAGATGAATTCAACTGCTTTGACTGGTTCGATCGCAATATCAACAAACAGTTCGTTTCTGTCGATACGAGCTGGTGTGTTGTTGCTTTCATCGCAAACCACTAGATAATCGTAGATGCCGCGTTTTGCAACCAAGTCATTGAGCAAGTTTTCACATGCATTTGAAATCTCATCACGTGTGATTTGATCATTGGGTTCAAACACAAATGTCTTACCAATGGTTTCGAGTCTAGCGCGGAGGAATGCTACCAATCGTGCCACGTTGATACGATCCAATGCACTAGGTGTGCCAGCTTCGGTCTTGTTACCGTAGTTGGTGATGCCTGTGCCTGGTATGAATGTGATTGGGTTAATCTTGTTTTCATACAAGGTGTCACGAATGCTTTGACGGATAGCAGTAGAAATAAACTGTCCGGTCTGTGCATCAACATAACCCAAGGCAAACGCATTGTCTACCACACCACGACGTGTGCCAGCCGGTGCTAACCAAGGGAAGCTCACTTCGTCACTGCGTAAAATTGTACGTAGCATCATGTGACTTGGTGGTTGTACCACAACTGATCCGCCAAGATCTGTGGTTTGACAGCTTGGATAGAATGTGCCCAAGTAAGGATCTGCTGTTACCAATCCGTCCTCAGAGTCTGTGCCAACACCAAATGCATCTGTTGCCCAGGCTGTGATAGCATCGGCGTTGTCAGGCATGCGCATTGGTGTATCGCCAATGACAAATGCAGTGTTGCTACGCTCGTTGTTGAGTGCTACCATGTTGGGAATCAACTCTGGATAGTTAGGTGTAGCAAGCAAGTTGAACTGGCGCTGTTCTTCACGCAGGTCCTGATTTCCATCAATGGATGCCTTCATTGCGGCAACAACCATTTGTCGAACTGCTTTGCGTCCCATGTATGGAGCACCATTGTTTTGTAGTCCACTGGCAGTGACCCATGCATTCTTGACTGTTGGCAGTACCTCATCGGGGAAGCTGGTAGCATTGAAATAATCAACCTGGAAGCTCTTGACGTTGAATCCTGAGCGACGTAGATTAAAGCCCAACATACCTTCTGGATAAAGAGTAGCAGTTGGTGCGTCTAGATCCAGATAGTTCGATGACAACAAACTTGTAATGGTTGGAATTGGATCAGTGATTGGATCTGTGTCGCCATTGGGTGCCCAACGGAAGTCAGCAAACAACACACCATTTTCAGTGGTTTGATCTGTGTTATCTATCAGCACCCATTGGTCTTGTCCGTCCACTGTTTCCCAACGTTTGATAATTGGGTATGCTTCTAAATCACTGGTATCAATCCATAAATCGCCTGGTTCCAAGACACCACCGTTGCTTTGTTCAGTCGGCGCAGTGGTAGAGATAATAGGACCATTTGGATCTGTTTGTGTTAGGTCAAAACCTCTAACATCGTTGGAAACAGTTTTATAACCAACCCAGTTGCCATTGTTTTGTATCATAATGTCAACTTGATCTGTGGCGCTGTAGTACCACAAACGTCCGTCTGCTGGATTTTGATCTGGAGCAGTGTCGCTGGCTGTGTATGTCAAAGTTACCCAATTGCTGAGAGTCAATGAACCTGTGGGATCATCTGGATTGGTATATCGAACACCTACCACGCTGGTATTGATACCAGCATCTGTTACTGGTGTACCAGATGTATCATCAAGCACAATCACACCACCTTGAGTGTGCTGTATCTGGATGGATCCATCGCTGTTGACTCCAGCTGTCACAGGAGCACCGCTTGGAATCACTGCCAAGAATGCTGTCACAAAGTCTGTGGCTGTGGTTCCGCCCAGTGTGGCTGTGACTGGTGTGCTCAAAGTTGAAGAATTCTTTGTGCTATAAGAAATTGTAAATGTTTCAGAGTTAACAAAGGTTGGTGTAGTAGTTGCTCCATTGATGATTGTGGCGCCAATAGCATTTCGCTCATAAATTTTGAGAGTAAATGTATCTAAAATTGTACCAGACAAATTGTCAATTGGAGTTACATTGTATTGTGCATAGGTACTACCAACAGTGATATTACGGCCGCCACCAGATGGGTCCAATGCTTTGTTTGCACTTTCATCATTTTCGTAAACTGGGCAATTTTGTTGTACAAAAAGAGCCAATGGTGAACTAAATTTCTTAACTACAAGGTCGGTACCTTGGTTAACATTGTTGATCTTGTTCCATACCGATCCACTTGGATGTGGCTCTGTGCTGGTCGATCTCCACTGTGGCACTGTATAGCTTGGCGACTGTTGCAAGGCT